TAGGCGCGAAACGATCCCCCAGCAACGATAGCCCCGCCGTGGCGGTAGTCGCGAGGTTTGTCACAAAATCCGCCATATGCGCCGTTTTGAGCGTCTCCAGATATGCGTCAAGGTCCGCAAAGGCCATGTTATTTCTCCACAGCCGTGAATGCTGACGTGAACTCTGTCGCGGTCGCCGAAATGGGCGAAAACGCCCACGCCAGACACATATTGTCCGCCAGTATCGGCATACCCGGCTGACCGACCACAAAATCCCTGACCGCCCCGATACCCGTTGCGCCCGATATCGTTGCGATAGGCCGCGCAATCGTCACGCCAAAGTCCCCCACCGTGCCCGTCGAGACCGACAATTGCACCGATGTGACAGACCTCACGCCCGTATCCCCCGTTGCGAGCGGGACCCGCACAAGGCGCGTTGCCTCGCGGAAGTTTGACCCCCCGAGTTGCGTCGTGGCAGTCGCCGAATTGCCGTCCTGGTCGATATAGGTCACCGTGCAAGTCGCCGTTGTCGCGCCGATTAGCGTGTATATCTCCAGAAAGACGACATTCCCGACCCCGCCCGTATTGCGGGTGATAGCGGGGCTTGCCGGGCTTCCCTGCACCGTCTGCGCCGATGTGCTCGTGCCGCTCAAGCCGCTCATGTGAAAGAGCCGGTCATACAGGGTATAATTGCCGCCCACCGCAGGCAGGACCGCGATGCTTTGCAGGAACTTCTCTTTACCCGAGGCCGCATTGGTATACGGCGCAGCGCCTTGTGTGGATGCCGTAGGTATCGCAGCCGCCCCCGGCGCCGATCCGCCCGCTGGCAAACCGTCATACTGCCAAGCCGAATGCAAGCGCCCCGCGATAGGTGTCGCCGCCGCTGCACCTGAAATCCGCGACAGCTTGAAATGCACTCGCGTTTCCGGCGCCCCGCTCGACCCGCCGGAAAGCCGGTTCACAAGGTCCGAAAGGTCGGTAAGAGCCGCCATCAGTCGCCCTCCCAATTCGTGCCGCGAATGCCGATAGCGTCCTCTTTCGCGGCCACAATCAGCGCGGCAAGATTGTCCAGATTGACGCCGCTGGAATAGACAAGCCCGCCGGTCGCAATCGGTTCGATCACAAACAGACCGTCCCCGATGCTTAACCGCCAGTCATTCGTCTCTGCCGTGTAAATCACGCGCGGCGGTTTAACTTCGATATACATCAACTGCCCTCGTTTTTGCGGCGCCTGATAATCAAGGCGACATGAGCGAAAAGCGCGATTGCCGCGCCAAGCAAAACGGCCACTGTAGCCATAGAATGCAATTCAAGAACATACCGCCCGCAAAGCTTGACCTCCTCCAGCGCCACCAGAGGAAGCGCCGCGCCGATCCCGACAAAGCCCGCGTCCGTAATGCTGTCTACAGGTCTGTAACCCTGCAATTTCCACTCAATCAAAACAAAATACGCCACCAGAATGCCGAGAAAAACCGCCAATCGCGGTGGCATTTCACCGAAAACCGCCCCGAAACCAGCACTCACCAGGGCGCACACAAACGCACCAAGCGCGATGTGCCCGAATTGGTTTATGAAAGCCTCATACGGGCTATCCGCATAGTCATCAGGGCGATTAGCCTCGCCCCAGATATCCCGAAACAGTCGCATCATGCCGGGTCAGTCCAACGTGATATCAAGATCGGACGAAGGAATGCGGAAAACGCTGCCCGTGCCGATGGTGAACGTCGCAGGAGACCCGCCCGATTGAAGCTCCGCATAGCCAAGCATGTTCCCGCCCGTAGACGCGTCAAACACCGCCGCGTGACTGATGGTCCCCCATGACGCTGTTGCCGCAGGCCACTCGATAGCGGCGCTATTCGTGGCCAGGTTGCCCGATACCGTAAAGGTCGCAGACTGCCGGGCATATGATCCGCCCGTTACCTCAGTCCCGCCGCCAGCCTCACCCGGCGCCGCAGTGAATAGTCCCACATGCCAAGCCGTAGGCCGCGTTGCCGATCCCGTGGTGAAAGCCCATTGCAGGATCAGCGTCTCAAGGTGATTGGTAAAGCTCATGGCGCGCCCCTTCGTGTCCGCATGACTAGGCCGGTCCCACCGTATTTGGTCGCCGCGCCACTCGTGTTAAGCCGGTCAATTGCCTGCGCGGCCAAGGCTTCCCATACCTGGACCCGCGCATCCTCCCGCAGATAAGGCGCCGAATGGACCAAGGACGCGTAGAGATACACGTCCGGCGCCTCTGTCAGCAGCCAATTTGTCGTCACCGTGTCCGACAGCGCCGGGACCCGCGCGTAATAGACCAAGCTCGCCTCATAGGTCTGGTCCGGCGTCGGGAATAGCTCCAGCGTTCCCGCCGTCAGCGCGTAGCTGTCAGGCTTTCCGGCAAGGTCGGCACGATCCGCCCGCAATTGCAGCATCTGGGCCGTGCTGACCGGCTTCACCTCCCCGCCGGACACCATCTGCAAGCGGATCGGTTGCACAAAGTCAGTCGGCAGAACGCTGTATTGCGTATCCAGATCGGCCGTGCTTCGCTTTTCCATCCGCCAATGGCGCACATCCCGATTGATCCGCGCCTCACCTATGGCCACGAATGACGGGATAACCGATGTGAGGTCATCACGCATCAGCGTGTCGGCAATCGTCGTCAGCAACTCAGCATAGGTCGACGGCATTACCTGGCCCTTCTCAATGCGGCATCAATGATCCTGACAAGCTCCTCTGTCGGCATCTGCCCGTATGGCGTCGAACGGTCGAGTTTCGTCACTGTAATAGGCTCCGGTCTGGTAAACCGGCTTACATCGCTCTGCGCCGGTGCCGCATTCGGTGCCCGCATCGGCGCTTGCATCTGCGATTGCCGCAGTTGGCCTAAGATATCCTCCAGCGTCTGCCCTACGGCCTTGACCTGCCCTGCCCGGCGCTTGGCGCCATAAGGCGACACGCCGATTGCGTTGAGAAGGCTAGCCAGTGCGCCACCCTCGAATTGCGGCCCGGCCTTGCCAAGTCCGCCGCCGTCGATGAAATCCATCAAGCCCCGTAATTGCATTCGCGCCTCCATTTGCCGAGACACTAACACAATTCATTGTGCGGCGCTATGCAATGCCCCGCAGATTGCGCCTGAGAGGCGGAAGCCTTGCCTGCCCCATATTGACAGCCTGCGCCGCATAGACCGCCGCCAAGCCCGCAGCATCGGCGCAATGGCTGGACTTGTCATGCTCCGGCCCCAGTCCAATGCCGCGCTCCTCGTCCCATCGCTCATGGTATAGCGCCAAGGTCGCAAGCCCTGTCTCTGTCCGCTCCTCGTGGAACCGGCACCGGGGAAAGATACCGCGCAGCGCGTGAACCCGTTGCATCGCCGCGCCCTTGCCCTGGTTCGGCACCACGGCCGTTTGAAAGCCCGCCTCGCGCAGAAACTTTTCCGGCGTGACCGCAAACACGGCGTCATGTCTCGCGCCATCATGCGGCAGGACGCATACAGCATCGCCCCATCCATTCGTTCTAAGCCATGCGACATGGGCAGAAAACTCTTGCCCAACGGCTTCATAATAATCAAGGAAGCGCAGCTCCTCCCCGATGTATTGGACAATCCAGATCGCAGTCGCATCCGCCGCAGTTGAGGTCGATCCGATATCCCAAACGGCATGGACCTTATTCATGGAATGCCGGACGAAAAACCCAACCCTGTTTTCCTGTCGCGCGCGATGGATATGATCGGCGTAGTATGCGCCCTTCACCTGCGCCAGGTATGCGCCTTCCCAAATGTGCGCATATACTGCCGGGTCAAGGTTCTGCTCTTGCTCTTTCCGCAAGGCTTCAAGCCCGGCCGGGAAGTAAGGATTATCCCGCCAATTCAATTCCGCAATCAGCATCCCGTCCGGCTTCCATTTCCGGAAACGCTTATCGACCGGGCTGTTCTCTGTCTGCGGATTCCATATCGACCACAGCTCCGACATAGGCTGGCGGAATACCGTCGCCTCTAGCGCAAGCCATGCCGCCTCTGGAATGTCCTCGGCTTCCTCCACAACGGTCAGGTCAATCTTGGCCAGCGACTTGATGCTCTGCTCATTCCTCCTCAAGCCGCGAAAGATAAACTCCGTGCCGTTCGATCCGCGCAGGTAATCCTCACCTACGTCATAGTGAGCCGCGAGCCAATCATGCGCCTCAATCGCGGCCTTCACCTCGGCATGGAAAGACTGCTTGATGCTGACTTGATACTCCCGGACGCAAAGCACTCGCAAAGGCTCTGCATATCCCCATACGGCAGCCATGATCGCGGCGCTGTAGGACTTTCCCGATCCTCGCCCGCCGTAAAGGCAACGATACCGCGCCGATCCGCGATTGGGCGACAGGACTGAGACGACCTTGGGAGGAAGCTTAATCCTGGCTGTCGTCATCGGCTGCTTCAATCACGATCCGTGTCGGTGACATCGTGCCATCGCTTGACGTGTGATCAATATGATTTGTTTCGCGCCATCCCGCCTGCGTCTTGAGGTAGAACATTGCGGCCACCTTGTCACCGTCGCGGGCTTGCTGGATCAGGCTTTGCGCGATTGCGCCGATGGCTTTGGCCTTGCCTCTTTTATAGCGTTCGGCAATGTCCGGCTCGCGATTAAGCACGGCGAACCATGTTGTTTTGCCGATGCCAAAATAATCCGCGATCTGCTCTTGCGTCAGGTATGCGGCTAGGGCTTCGACCTGAGCGCGCTGTTCGTCTGTCAGCGTCTTGGCCGGGCGTCCGCCTTGTGGATTGCCTTTGCCCATTATGTTGCCTCTGGTTGGATTGGAGCGTGCGGGTCAGTGCCGCCCTGCCGCTGTTCCGACTGGTTGTCGGTCATCGCCTGCTTCGCACGCTTTGGGTATGGCTTCGCAAGCGGCATTATACGCGCTCGCATGTCTGCGTCTAGGGGCATGAGGTAGCGGTGCTTGCCGGGAACATCAACAACGGCTGCACGCGGATCTCGTTTTCTTGCGCCATCCAGATTTTGAACTAATCCAGCCGAACCAAGCGTTCTTGGATGCGTTAGTTTCCCGTGGATCATGTAAAACCGTGCGGATGCGCCTTGGCCGGTATATATCCAGTTTCCGGCCTGATAAATGCCACCATGATGCCCTTGTGACGTATCCGCGAAAGAGACAATCAAACGCAATCCGGGGTTTGCCTTGTGCATCCAATCATTTGCGATGCGAAAAATTCTTGAAACCGGCGTTTCATGTTTTGTCAGGGCTATGCGGACAAGTTCAATGCACTGGTTTTGCTCTAAGCCATACGGTTTGCCAAGATTTGGCGTTGCTCCGCATCCATAGATCACCACGCCGACAAACTTTCCGCATTCCCATACGCCGACCTTAGACAGTTTGGATTTGGGCACGCATCCGCTGTAGTGCCACTTTTCACAAGCATACTTTGCCGCCTCATGCGTTGCCCAGTCAATGCGCAGATCAGCCTTGCCCATGTTCTCGCAAGTCCCATTCCCCACCACAATTCGGGCATGTCACCATCTTGGGCGCAAGTTCGTCTAGCTTGCCTTGATCGTCCTCAGTGCCGGGCGCAAAATCTGGTTCGCCAAATAGCGCGGCAATCTCGCCAGCGTCAAAGCCGATCACGTCAAGGTCAAAGCCCATCTCTTTCAGGTCAAGGATTTCCAGCCCGAGCAGTTCGTCGTCCCACTCGGCCAGTTCGGCCACCTTGTTGACGCTGAGACGAAACGCCTTGATCTGTGCATCGGTCATATCGTCGGCCAGGATGACAGGCACCTCGGCAAGGCCCAGCTTCTTCGCCGCCTTGAGGCGCAGGTGTCCATCCACCACCAAGCCGTCGGATTTTGCCACGATAGGCACACGAAAACCGAACTCCCGGATGGCAGCGGCGACCTTGTCCACGGCATGATCGTTTTTGCGCGGATTGCGGGCGTATTCCACAAACCGGTCAATCGGCCAAATCTCATATTGATAGTCGGTTTCAGGCATTCCTTGCACTCTCGCTTTGCGGGTGCATTATGCTGGCGAGCACTCCAAAAGTAAAGAGGCGCGGCGGTTTGATCCGTCGCGCCTCCGACGTGGCAAGATCAACGCTCAGAACATGGAGTCCAGCGCCGCCAGCGCCGCCCGGTTGCGGGCGCCGTGCGACTTGGCTTTGGCGATGTAGGACTCGGCGAAGCTGGCCGCCTCTGCCGCCATGCCGCG